TGTCTCCCGGCTACATCGCTTTGCGTGTTGGTCAAACTGTTGTAATTACTCCTAACGTTGCTGGTCCTACCCAGAACAAAGGTATTATCACTTATGTTGACACCGCAACTGCACAGGTAACCGTTGCTTTCTACGAAGGCTTAGGTATGACCAACGCATCTACTGCAAACACTTTCACTATGTTCATTTACGGTTCTGAATTCAAAAAAGGAACTAACGGGATGGTTGGATCTTTGGAAGCGGAAGATGACATCTACAGCAACAGCCCAATCATCATCAAAGACAAGTATGCTGTATCTGGTTCTGACATGGCTCAGATCGGATGGGTAGAAGTTACTACTGAGAATGGTGCATCTGGTTTCTTGTGGTACTTGAAGTCTGAGCATGAGACTCGTTTGCGTTTCGAAGACTATTTGGAAACCGCTATGATCGAAGCAGTTCCTGCTGCTAGTGGATCTGGTGCTGTAGCCGCTGGTTACAAAGGTTCTGAAGGTGTATTCTACGTAGTAAACAACCGCGGAAACGTTTGGGGTGGTGGTAACCCAACCACTTTGGCTGACTTCGATTCTATCGTACAACGTCTTGACAAGCAAGGTTCTATCGAAGAGAACGTAATCTTCGTACAACGTGACTTTAGCTTCGACATCGACGACATGTTGGCTACCTTGAATGGTTACAATGCTTCAGGTTCTTCTAACGCCGCTTCTTTCGGTTTGTTCGAGAACGATGTTAACATGGCATTGAACCTTGGTTTCAGTGGTTTCCGTCGTGGATACGATTTCTACAAGACAGATTGGAAATACTTGAACGATCCTACAATGCGTGGTGGTTTGACTGCTTCTACTACAGGTGCAAGCACTGCAAACGTTATCACTGGTTTGTTGGTTCCTGCTGGTTCTACAACTGTTTACGACCAAGTGTTGGGTAAGAACGCTAAGCGTCCTTTCTTGCACGTTCGCTACAGAGCAACTGCTACTGAGGATCGTCGTTACAAGACTTGGATCACAGGTTCTGCCGGTGGTGCTGCTACTAGCGACTTGGATGCAATGGAAGTTAACTTCTTGTCTGAGCGTTGTGTATGTACCTTGGGTGCTAACAACTTCGTATTGTTCCGTTACGGTGCTTAATCGATAACGAAATAGATAAGTTGATTCATTTAATCAGGAGGGTGCCGGAAACGGCGCTCTCCTTTTTAAAAAGTAAAAAATCATATTAAATTATATCATGAAAAAAAATGCGACACCAGTAGACAAGATCTACAAACTTTTACATTCGTCTCCACTTTCATTTACTATTCCATCAAGAAGTAGTAGGAGATTTCCTTTGCTTTGGTTTGACTCAGAGCAAAATGTTAACCGTCCATTGCGTTACGCAGTGAACCAAAAAAGCCCTTTCGAGGACGAGCAAGATGGCAACCCACTTGTTGAGCCTATCATCTTTGAAGATGGTATGCTTCGTGTCCCAAAAAATAACCCTGTACTTCAGCAGTTCTTGTACTATCATCCAATGAATGGTACCGTATTCGGAGAAGTGAACTACGAAAAAGATGCTCAAGAGGAAGTGGAATTCTTGAACGAAGAAGTAGATGCTTTAATGGAAGCACGCTCGTTGACCATTGAGCAATTAGAAAACGTATCTAGAGTTTTATTTGGAAAGGACCCATCAACTGTAAGCACAGCCGAGTTGAAGAGAGACGTATTGATCTACGCAAAGAGAGACCCAAGAAGTTTCTTGAACTTGATCAATGATCCAATGTTGAAACTTGAGGCCAACGTACACAAGTACTTTGACGGAAAAGTATTGACCTTCAGAAACGGAAACAAGGAAGTGTGGTTTAATACCCCTTCGAGCAAAAGAAAAATGATTAACATTCCTTTCGGAGCAGATCCTTATGTTGAGGTAACCCTATATTTGCAGACAGATGAAGGTATCGATGCATTGAAATTGCTAGACAAAAGTCTAGAGATGGCAGAATAAACTTTATTTCTTACCAAGAAGAGGGGGCAAACGCTCCCTCTTTTTTTTTGTTTATCTTTGCCTTAAACAACAATATGATTAACGAAGTAAGAAATACCGTATTGTCCATATTGAATAAGAACAACTACGGATATATATCTCCATCAGACTTCAACTTGTTTGCTAGTCAAGCGCAGATGGAATTATACGAAGAGATGTTCTCTTCCTATAATAAGATTGTCATAATGGAAAACAGACGCGAGTCTGGTGTAGGATATGCGGATCTAAAAAGAACTTACGAAGAGGCGATGGAAATCTTCAACGTCACTAACCCATTGCAGAATTTTGCAGGTAGTGTATTCTTTTTGCCTAGCCTATCTACAACCAACGACGCTTCTTACTTGATGTTGAAAGTTGTATGCTTCCCAACAGTATTGAAAAGCGGAGCAAACACATCAGTGGTGGCTTACCAATTAGTGTCTACTACTGGGAACTTCTTGACTGCGAACATTGTACCGGGGGATGTAGTAGTCAATACCACTACAAATGCGTTGGCACATGTGGTGTTGGTATCAAGCAACACGGTGTTGACCTTGGACAACAACATATTCACAACCACTCCTGCTAACTTCTTGGTGTTGAAATCAAGCGCAGCAGTAGAGGCAGAGAAGGTGATGCACACTAGTTCGACCTTGTTGAATACATCAATGCTTACTGCGCCTTCAACTTTATTCCCTATTTACACACAGCAATCAGAGGTAATGACTGTATACCCAGTGAGTTACAAAGTACCAGGCCAAGTCATCGCCAATTACTTTAGATATCCATTTGATCCCAAGTGGACATACATTAACTTGGCAGGCGGTGAGCCGGTGTTCGACCAAACTCAGCCTGATTACCAAGACTTTGAATTGCCACAGGACTACCAATATAAATTGGCTACCAAGATATTGGAATATGCAGGTATGTCTATCAGAGAAACCGAAGTGGTTCAATTCGGAATGACACAGCAAGCACACGAACAACCATCGTTCAGCGTACAACAATAATAAACCATGGCTTATATATCTCAATATCAATACTATGAAAACAGTGGTAACGCTCCAGAGAATGAGAACTGGGGCTCTTACCAATATGTAAGTTTACAGGATATCGTCAAGAATTTTCAGTTGATGTATGCAGGAAACCACTCATTGGTCAACAACGAAGAGCGGTACAAGATATTATTCCACGCGAAGAGGGCTATCCAAGAGTTGAACTACGATGCATTCAAGGAAATCAAAGTCCTTGAACTCACCGTTGGTAGCAACTTGAGATACATTCTTCCAAGCGACTACGTGAACTGGGTGCGTATCTCTTTGTACAGAGATGGTCTATTGAGGCCACTTACAGAGAACGTGCAGATACTTTCCTCTAGTGCTTACTTGCAAGATAGCAGAGCCAACATTCTTTTCGATCAGAACGGAAACATCCTAGAGCCACAGAACTCTAAGATAGACATGGATAGATTGAGAGGGACCAAGAGAAACATCTACTTAAATCCCGGCGCTATGTTCGACGGGCAGTGGGGATGGAACCTTGATGGCTATTGGTATTTTGATTACCAAGTTGGTGCACGCTTTGGATTGGATACTGAGGTTGCAAACTTTAACCCAACATTCGCTATCGATAAGAAAGCCGGTGTCATTAACTTCAACTCCGACATGTCAGACCAACAATGTATCGTTGAATACGTATCAGATGGCATGGAAGGCGGAGATGATTCTTTGATCACCGTAAATAAATTGTTTGAGAAATATGTTTATGCATATATCCAGTATGAAATACTCAATTCAAAACTCGGAGTTCAAGAATACATTGTGGCTAGAGCAAGAAAAGAAAAGGCTGCGCTATTGAGAAATGCAAAAATCAGATTGAGCAACATACATCCGGGAAGATTATTGATGAGTCTTCGTGGTATGGATAAGTGGATAAAGTAACATGGCTAATACAAAAAGGAATTTCATAGCAGGGAAAATGAATAAGGTCGTTGATGAACGCCTTATCCCTGATGGGCAATACATTGATGCTCTCAACATTCGCATGGGTTCTACTGAGAAATCAGAGATAGGCGTTATTGAGAACACCAAGGGTAACCTATCATTGACTGCGCTGACCTACATAGATGGCACGCCATTGAGTGCTGATGCAAGATGCATAGGGTCACTTGCCGATGGAGAGAAAGAGACCATCTATTGGTTTATCCACGACTCCAACTTTCCTGTTGGTGCCACAGGTAAACTCGATATGATTGTTTCCTTTGATGTATTGACCAATGTTCTTACTTACCACATCATCAGTATCAACGATGGTGGTGGTGACAATACCACATTAAACTTCAATCCCAAATACTTAATCACTGGTATAAACATAGTAAAGACTGGCAACATCGACGAGAGTTTGTTATTCTTTACGGATGACTACAACCCACCAAGGGTTATAAATGTTCGCAGAGGATACGGTAATCCTATTGCCAATATAGATCAGTTTAGCGCGGAGTCTATTCTTGTGGTCAAGAAACCACCGGTAGAATCACCAGCAATCAATCCAATCATTACAGGAAGCCAAGACAACTTCATTCAAACGAGGTTCATTTGCTTTGCTTATAGATACCAATATCAAGACGGAGAGTATTCCGCGACATCGCAGTTCTCAGCACCGGCATTCATACCAAAACCATTTCAATTCAGCATAGATAGTTATCTAAATGAAGGGATGATAAACAGTGCAAATGCTGTTGAGGTTACTTATAATTCAGGCGGACCGCTTGTTGTTGGTGTTGACTTACTATTTAAAGAAGCGGATGGAAATGTCATTCGTGTTATCGAGAAGTTGGACAAGGCTAACCTTGGTCTTTCTGACAATACCGAATACACTTACACATTCAACAACAGCAAGATATTCACAATACTTCCAACATCGGAACTGCTCAGGCTATACGACAACGTGCCATTGCTTGCGAAGGCTCAGACGTTGATGGGCAACCGATTGATGTATGGTAACTACGTAGAAGGCTATGACTTGGTTGACAAGGATGGTTTCCCTGTGAAGTTTGAATACTACACTGAGTTGATTACCGAGGTAATTGGTGAGACACAGATTGATGACTCAACTAGCACCGGCACTTACAACATTGATGGGGCTCAAACAATCCCTGCATCTGTATTCAATGTTGATCTTGCAGGAGCCAACTTGGTAGCAGGATCAGCAATAAGTGTCGAGTTTACATTTAATCACCAGTCATTCAGCGGAGGCACACCATTCCCCGTTGAGACTGCATCAAACATATCATTAACTTTCTCGTTCTATCTATCTACTTCATACTCATCTGTTTATGCATTAGCAACAAGCACTGAGTTCCAAGAAGCGGTAGGTACGGCATCCAACATCAAACCAGTATTCTCATCTGTCCCCGGCACATTAACATCGTGCGACGGAACAACACTTACAGACCAAGTAAACTGCGCAGCGCCTAATAACTTAGACGCATTGATCAAGTTTGCCAGTGGTATCGATGGAGTGGGTGAGCCAATCGGTATCATCACAAGCCCTGCCAGCACGGTGATTGGTTTCCAATTACCTGCAATGGAGTATGTGGATAACACAACAACTCCTACTCAGCAAGTGTATGAGTACTATGAGGTTACGTTTGTTGAAGCTACATTCCAAGAGATTGCAAACCCACAAAGTCTTCATAGTAATAGAGATTATGAGATTGGCATTGTGTACATGGACGAGTTCAATCGTTCGACTACCGCATTGGTTAGCCCGAACAACACCACTCATATCCCTTGTGCTTACTCCGCAAATCAGAACTCGATCTATGTATGGATACCACCAACACAGGTGGCACCGGTATGGGCTAAGCGATACAAGTTCGTAATTAAACCTGACGAAGAGAAGTATGAGACCATTTACACATCTATATTCTTCCTTGATCCTTATTCAAATGACGCATACTTCCTATTGGAGGGCGAGAATTCTAAGAAGATCGAGACAGGAGACAGATTAATTGTAAAGGCTGACAGCGCTGGGCCAACTACTCAGTGTGTGTATGCCACTGTCCTTGAGAAAGAATCCAAGGCGGCAGACTTCATCACCATCCCAAGTACACTAGATCCATCGGTGAATCTTCCTGTGCCATCAGGCGTATACATGAAGATCAACCCGAATAGTTTCAATGTAGTGAACGATGAGTTGGCCATCATAGCACCGGGTAAAAGAGAAGAGTACTCAGATGGGGCAAATGAATTCCCTATTCTTCAATACCCAATGAACCGATACGACACGGCTACCTCAACTTGGGTAGACTACGATGTTCCTGCCGGTAGTCGCATTAGACTTTACTTTAAGTTTGAGCGTTTGGGTACAGGGGATGGAAACAACAGATGTGAAAGACGTATCTATACACTAGATAAAACATTGGTTGCTTCAGCCAATTACGACAGCATGTTAGATTGGTGGAATGGCGACAACGTGCAAGCGATATTAAATGATGGTATAGGCGATGTAGGAGGGAACAACTGCGATGTCGATAACCAATATATAAATACGTTGGCAAGCAATAGTTCGGATATCCCAACGGCTCTATGCACAAATTACTATAGATTTTACAGGGCTAGTGCTACGAATCAACTTATTTTGTTGGTGTCTGGAACAAACAGTTGCTCTGGTGCATTTGCAAAAACCAAGAGAAGATCTACTGTTACTGCAAACATTGAGGTATTCAGAGCGGATACTACTTTGATATTTGAAACACAACCCATTGATGCATTGCCAGATGTATTCTTTGAGAATGATTTGTCTTTCTCAATTGATGCAAACGGAAACCACAATGGTAACGTTCAAAACCAAAACATTGCGCTTGGTCAGCCGGCCATCATTGATACTAAGTTCTTCAACTGCTTTGCTTTCGGCAACGGGGCAGAGAGTTACAAGATTCGTGACTCCATTGTTGGAAGACCATTCAACCTAGGTAACAGAGTAACGGCAGTATCCAAGCAAGACTACAGACGAGCAGATCGTTTTGCTGATATCACTTATAGTGGCATCTACAATGACGAATCAAACCTCAATAGGTTGAATGAGTTCAACTTGGGTATATTGAACTTCAAGACATTGGAGGACTCCTTCGGCCCTATCTACACTTTAGATGGTCGCAGAACAGATGTGCTTGTTCTTCAAGAAGACAAGATATCTTATGTACTTGCAGGCAAGAACTTGCTGTCTGATGCTGCCGCAGGAAGCGCGCTTACATCGGTTCCTGAAGTATTGGGAACACAGATCGCAAGAGTCGAGAAGTATGGTATCAGTTTCAACCCCGAGAGTTATGTACAATGGGGATACGACAGATACTTCACCGACGTTAAGCGCGGTGTGGTTCTTCAGTTGAAAGGTGACTCATATGCCAACGATCAGTTGGCTGTGGTATCTGAATTCGGAATGAGAACTTGGTTCCGTGATGAGTTCATTACATCTTTCAACAATCAAAAACTTGGTGGATACGATCCTTACATGGATGAGTATGTATTGGTTTTGAATGAGATAGAACTTCCTGCCGCAAACCAATGCTTATCTTGTGGTGTCAGCCAAACGTTTAGCTTCTTCCTACCCGAAGGATCTGCATTTAATTATTGCGTGAATGCGGGGCCATATGTTGGCGAACTAAATATCAACTACACTGCTGTTGTTGACCCGGGTGCTACATTCAACATTGAGGCGGATTACAACTCTAATGTTTATCAGACTGGATACGTGAACACATCGGGTGTTTTGAGTTTTAATAAGAATTCAAACAGCGAGGACACTGTAAGCATTCAAATCACAACCACTGGTATCGTGACATTAACAGTTACAGTTGATTGTCCTGTGCAGCAACTAATGAGCGTAATCGAAGTAATGCTTACAAGCAATAGCGACGCAGGTCAAACTATCCACGCTCAATACAGATACGTAGATGGGGCTTATACTTCTCCATTGCAATCCGCTGGTGTTACATTCATCTCTGGAACAGAGAGTCCATTGGTGTCTAGATACAATGTAACCACCGGCCCTCAAGGCGCAGGGAATATACCAACAGACAACAGCACGGTTAGCATCATCTCTAACAAGTTGTCAACCGATACGTTTGACTTTGATCCGGCTAGTGATAAATTCAGATACTTGAGAACCAACGTGTTGTACGAAAACAATGCTGTTGATATCAATGCTTTGATTGCTGCATCTAACTTGGCTACACCAATAACAACTACCGGTAATGTAAACCAATCTACATTTAACTCTGGAACATTGGATGATTACTTGTATTTGATTTGGGACTTGAGAGCGTCTTCGTCTGCTGAGTTGTGTTTCTCAGACGTTAACATCGAGGATGTATGTTGCAGTTGTGGTCCTTGTACAGACCCATGCTCTTACTACATGTTCGAGAACGTAGGCGAGACAGTAGGTCAAGTGGATTACATCGCATGCGCAGGAGGACCAACTATTCCTCTCATGCTTCCTCCACACGAAGTAGCAAACATATGCGCTCAGAACGGGACGGCTCCGATAGTAATCGCAGGAGACATTGAAATCACGGTGATTCAAGAATGCGGATGTCCTTAATAAATAAAATAAAATGGCAACTAGTTCAACATACTACTTAAACGGACCATCACTTGGGTCAGCAACCGCTGTGTTCACTGACCCAGACTTGATGCTATGCGCACCCAATGGGTTTTACTTTGACGGGGTAATCGTAAGAGAGCAAGTCTCTTGCGTATTGCTTCCTCAGCAACTTTGCCCTGCATGTGCGGATGCCTGCGGTGGATTCCCAATCTCTGAATACTCTGCTAGTGGCGGATACTATGAGGTAGCCATTCAATTAGGATCGTCTACAGGCGCAATCGTTATTGAGTTCGACCCATACACAGTTCCTTTGGGGATTGAGGTGATATACAATGGCGTGGTATACAACGAAGTGAGTTCAACAAACTTCGGGTACTTAGCAGGCGTAGCCAACTTGCCAACATACCTTGGACAATTGTCCTCTGATTGTGGTATTGTTGCCGGTAGCCCACACGTATTGAGTAAATATACTTACTATGGTGGGTCATTTACCGCAACTCCATTTACCGAGACTGTGAATGTATTGTCAAGCCAGTTGGATTTGACATCAGCCGGTCCCGGCCCATGCTTTATTGTTATACCAAAGACAGCGCCATCGCCAACAACGATGCAGATCAACGTGATTGGCGCATGTTCTGCGTCTCAGTTCGACTTAACCATTGCTTGTCCAACAGCACTAATGACTTTCTCTAGTAGCAGTGTTAATGCAAGTGCTATTGTTGCGTGTGCTGATGCTATTGATCAACAGTATTTTGTAAAATATGTAAATGGCGGTGCCGGTACATTGGGTCTTTATGACTGGGTATTCCAAGATGTAAATGGTGAGTTTGCTTTGCCCGATGGATTCTATCATGCGCCGACTTCAGTTCCTCCACCATATGATTGGTTTCAAGTTCAGAATGGTGTAATCGTTCAGTTCGGAACATGCGTTTACGGAAACAACTATCGCGTATCTCGTTGTGGTGATGGACAAGAATTGATTGTATCATCTGGAATTCCAGTTAACCTAGGTGACATTGTCACATTGACTGGTGTAGTGGATTGCGTATACTCTGTCATTGCTTATAGTGCAGGAACAGCAGTAGATAGTATCAATTCAGTAATACCATTTGTAACCTGTAACGACATATGTAATACGTACGACATCACTAACAATACATTGTTGACCGAGAGTGTTAATTGGCTCGATTGTTCCGCTGCCCCTCAAACCACTACAGTTATCCCGGGTGCTACGGCTACGATATGTGCAAAGACCAACTCAATAGTTACTAACTTAACGCCTGTATTCTCACAGTGCGGTTGCATATAAAATATAAGGGATGTCAAACTATACACTAACATATAGCGAACAGGTTCAAGGGTGGCCATCGTTCTACTCATACCAACCAGATTGGATGATTGGTATGAACAATTACTTCTATACATTCAAAGGAGGTAATCTGTACAGGCACAATGTGAATCCTGTTCGCAATAGATTTTATGGTGTAAACTACTCATCAACAATTCAAAGTGTATTCAATGAATCACCGTTGATGAACAAATTGTTTAAGACCATAGTGATTGAAGGAGATGATACATGGGATGTGGATCTGTACACGGACATTCAAACCGATGGCTTTATCTTGTCGAGTTACTTCGAGAAGAAAGAGCAGACGTACTTTGCATTCGTAAGAAATGCAGGTACAGTTCCAGCAAGTCAAGCAGAATACCCACTTAGATCTGTCAATGGTATCGGACGGAGCGCGACGATTGTGTCTACCGTTCCATCTGCGGTGTTGGTTAACTACTCCATCTCTCCATTGATTTCGATAGGTAGCATAGTTTCTATTGGAGACTACATGTACTACTCCCTTCCGCCGACATACTCTTCTCCTATTTTGTTTGGAGAAATAACCGACATCAATGTTGATTTGAAGAATGGTATAAACCAATTGGTGGTTGATTCAACCATCGTTGGCGGTAGCATTCCCTTGATTCAAACTCCTTATACCATGTACATAAAGAACTCTATTGCGGAGTCTCATGGCTTGCTTGGACACTACTGTGTGTTCACTCTAACCAATGACAACACCAGCAAAGTAGAGTTGTTTACACTTGAGTCGGAGGTGATGAAAAGTTATCCTTAAAAAAATAATATCTTTGTAAGTATATGGCGCTCTATGCTAGGCTACTGACCCCCACAGATTACGATACCATTTTGGTAAAATGGTGGAGCGATTGGGGATGGGCGGCACCAGCAAGAGACTTCCTCCCAGAAGGTGGCTTGAGTGGTATCATTGTATTGGATGACGACGCACCTGTGTGTGCCGGCTTCTTTTATACCACCAACTCCAGCGCGGCATGGGTGGATTGGATCATATCAAACAAGCAATACAAAAAGAAACCCGAGAGAAAGGAAGCGCTATTGATGTTAATCGAAATATTGACAGCGACTTGCAAGAACCTTGGGTTTAAATATGTGTACGCATTAATCAAGCACCCCTCATTGGTTAACGTGTATAAGTCAATTGG